GCTGCCGGCGTGGCATATTGCGCCTGTGACTGCGGCTGGCCGTTCGGAACGACCTGCATCAGGTCTGTGGTCGGATGGATGACCGATACCGTCGGGACACCGATCGATTGCGCGAACGCAACCCCGGCCAGCGCAAGAACGCCGAGAGCCACAAACGTCAAAATCTTCTTCATGATTCGCCTCCGTTGGCCCTTCTTCGAAGGGAGATATTTCAAAGACTTCGGTACAGCAACGCCACGAAAGATGTTGGCGAAGGTCCAGCGAAACTCGCGTATTGTTGGATCTCATCATCAACCGAGATGATGGGCTCAAAATGCCCGTCGCCGACGACATTGGCATTCCGTGGTTGACTGGTGGTGATCATGGAGAGAATTGTATCTCCGGATTTCAGCCCAACAACGCTGATCGTTCCAGGGTCATTGAGCATCTGGAACGTAGCTTGGATAATCTGTCCAGCAGCAGCACCGGGGATTGAAGACAGAACAGATACGGTCATGATTCACCCCAAGATCCAATAATTGTAGACTGATGCATCGCTGCCGAATGACTTGATCTGGAAACTGACCCCAGGAGTCACAGCGAACATGAACGGCCCACTTGTGCTGACGCTACTGGCCGTCTTCAAGCCAAAAATCACCACCGAAGTTGCCGTGATGTTGGTGTCGGCGATCGTGACCGCAGTAGTCCCGTTCGCGGTGAATGTCCCGCCATGCGCCGAGATGACCGAAGCCTGCGGGCCGGCATTGAATGGAAGGAAACCGCCGACGCTCACCGGCGACGTGATGATCCCGCCGAGGCCGCCGGTCTGCGCCAGTGCGTAGCCGACGCCGAAGACGAGGACGGATGCAATCGCGCCGAACTTGAACCGGCGCCAAGCGTACTTGAACATTTCCGTCTCTCCTCTTCCCTTTTTGGTCTCAGGCCGACTGCCGCGCGGCGGGCGCGATGGTGCCGAGAACGTTGATTTCGCGATATTGGCCGGGCACGTCCTTGTGACCGATGCGCAGGCCCACGCCAGCCGGCGCGTCTTGTCCGGTGCTCGTCAGGTTTGAGCCGCGGCGCGCCGGGGCTCGCCCGTTGATGGTCAGGCCATTCGGCGTGACATATTGCGGGACCGGCGGAACGACTGACACCACACTTCCGATCGAATCGACATAGGCCGAGAAGATTTCCTTGGCGGTGTCATTCATCGGGATCATGGCCTCATTCGGCACGCCAGGCCATTCGATCTCGGTCTTTTCGACCGCCTTGCTGGCAGGATTGACCCAATTCGGGTCGACCATGACCTCGTCAAGGTAGACCTTGTTCCGAAGCTGGTATTTCGCCACGCGGCCCTCCGCGCGCGCCTGAATGATTAGATTCTCCATCAGGGCCCGCGCCTCGGCACGCTTGCGGACGACTTCGGGGGCGACCCGCTTGCGACTGGTCCCCTGGTCGGTGAGCTGCGCCAAGGCCATCGCGAGGCCCTCGGCAAACTGATTGTCGATCGAGGCCGCCGGTGCCGCCGCGGTACCGCTGGCCTCACGTCCGGCCGTAAGTGCGGCCATGATGCCCTGAACCGCCTCGGCCGCGGCCGCGGCGACCGCAGCCTTGAACTCGGGCGATTCGGTGATAACCCCAGCCGACGCCGAGTTGGCGGCGGCTTCGGCGGCGAGCTGTGCGGCGGACTTGCGACCCATGATCTTGACCTCGGTGCGTGGGGGAAGGGAAACCGTCGCGATCAGGCGACGGTGTAGTTCTTCGATGCGAAACGATTCGCCTGGTCGTCGCGGACGAACGTCACCAGAGCAAACGCGATCGTGCCGGCCGTGAAGCTGCCCGACGGCAGGGTCGTCGTGGTCATCGGCGAGAATGCCAGCCGCATGAAGCGCGGACGCAGGCCCGGCGGCATGGTCGGAATGAACGGCGTGCGGAACGGGACCGCGCCGGCCGTCAGGTTGGCCAAGCTGATGCCATCCTGCGAGTCGACGTCCTGCCACGTACCGGGCTGGAACGTGGGCGTGCCGAGATCCGGTGCCGCCTGCAATGCGATCTTGAGCTGTTGGCCGACCGCGCCGGTGAACGCCGTGCCGACCCCGATCATCAGTTCCGGGCGATTGCCGCCGCCGACACCCAAATCGGCACCCCACAGAGTGGCGTTGCCGATGATATTTCCGGCGTTGCCGGTCGGGGCGACGCCGACACCAAGGCCCAACAGGTCGATCACGTTGGAGGTGACCACCACGCCAGCGCCGGCGACCAGCGAAAGCGGGGCACCAGGCTGGACGAAAGCAATACTTGCATCAGAGCGCATGAGAATGGTCCTTTCTTGGCTTTCGCCGGTGGATGGGACGACCGATCAGGTAACCTGAGATTCGGTATTCAGGAGCTGGTCGACGATCTTGATCGGGATGCCGCGGAACACATCGCACGGCATGCCGGCATAGTCGGTCAGATGCAGCAACACGTTGCGGTCGCGCATGCCCTGGACGTCCATCCAGTGGCGCAGCGTTCGGTTGCAGTAGAAGACCGGGCGGATGCCGGGCGACGGATCGTTGACGGCGTCGGTCTTGGTGATGCCGGACGTTCCCTTACCGAGGTGCGGCGGCAGGAACATGACCTGCGCCATGGTGGCGAAGATGTCGAGCGCGTTCGGCCCGGCTAGGCCGGCGTTCGTGGTGTCGATGTTCGCGACACGCGCGCCGTACCGCCAATCCTGCGGGCACAGGCCCATCTGATGCCGGAACCACGAGGTATAGGCCTCGAACCGGTTGCCGAGCGAATCAAAGCCAGGCGTGGTGTCGGCCTTGTCTTCCATCGTGAGGCCCGCCTTGGAGCCGCGCGGATAGAGGCCGAAGATCGTTCGCTCGCCCCAGCAAATCAGCCACAGTGAGCAATTGGCCGAGGCCGTGCCGCCGCCGGAAATGACGTTCTGGGCGTTCTGGGCGTTGGCCTGCGTGATCGTATTGTAAAAGGGCGACATGCCCATGAACTCGATCGGCGTCACGGTCGTATTGCCGTAGAAAAGCGTCTGAGCCATCGTCTGGCTCATGCCCTCCAGGAACGCGACGTCCTCATTCTCGCGGAACTGGTCGATGTCGCCGGAATCCTCGGCGAGCATGCGGTCGACCTGGGAATAGTCTTCCAGCGAGCCCAGACCGACCCGCGCCTTTGCGGTGGTCGACTTGCTGTAGGGGATGCCCATATTGTACTGGCGCCAAGCGCCGGCCGGGATCGAAGTCCGGAAGACGAACTCGTGGCCGCCGATCTCATTGGCCTCGAGGATCGGCATATCGTCCCAGATATCGTTTGCCTGGGACAGCATTTCCGAAATGTAGACCTGCTTCTGCGCGCCGTTGATGCGGCTTGAGAGATCGATAAGGGTGGGCCACTGACCGGTCGCCATCGTAGTTCTCCTTTATTGCCGATTTCCCGGCGAGCGAGGGTTGTCGTACATGACCGCACGCCGGTTCGGAGCGCGGCCGCCGTCTTTTCCGGTGGGCTGTGGGTTCGGTGGGGGCAGTCCGGGTTCATCGAAGAATCTGGCGAAATTGTGCATCATCTTCAGGAAGGCGGGATGGTCGCCCGCGCCGGTGACGCGCAAGAAGCTCTCGAAATCGCCGCGGTCGGCCTCGGGCACGGCCATGTCGCGCATCCGCGCAATTGCGCCCATCGATGTCTGATAGCCGGCGCCGCCGATCTGCTCATCGGCCATGACCTTGGTGCGCCAGTCCTTGCGGGTCTCATTGAAAACCCGAACCTGCTCTTGGCGCAGGTGCTGATCGTGCGCGAGCATCTGCTGATTGTGGAGGTCGATCAGCTTCTGCACGCCTTCGGCCGGGTTCGACCGGAAGCCGTCGAGCGCCTCATGGAGCGAGCCTTTCAAGGCGTCGTCCATCTTCAGCGTCTCTGGGAGGGTATACTTGTACTCTACCGGCTCGAGCTTGGCGGGTTCGGCGGGCGCGGCTTCCTTGGCTGGCTCAGTGACCTTTTCTTCCGGCTTTGCTTCCGGCTTGGCCTCGGTCTTCGCTTCCGGTTTCGCATCCTTCGCCTTGTCGGCTTCCTTCGCGGCGTCGAATGCCTCAAGCAGCGTCGGTTCCGCGGCGGGGGGCGCTTCGGCGGCCGGCGCGGCGGGGACAACCTCGGGCGCGGCAGGAGCAGCAACCGGCTCTACAGCCGGTGCCGCAACCGCCGGTTCCGGAGCGACAGGAGCCGGCGCTATTGCCTCTACAACCGCAGGAGGTGTTGCTGCAGGGGTCTCGGCCGGCGCTTTGTCGTTCGGATCAGCCATTTAAACGGTTCCGCTTCGGCTTTGGATTGACGGCGAGAAAGTCAGGATCGCATTCGTCATGCATGAGAGCGATACCGGCGCGGTCGGCGAGCATGAGAGTGCGGTAAAATCGGAGGCCAAAGGATCGCTGGCCGTATGCGGCCCAGGTGCTCTCGGCGTTCGGAAAACCGTTCGGGCCGACCCCATATTTGTCCTCGAACGTGCCGAGGGCAGAGAGAAGATCCCATAGCGCTTTTCGACCCACCGGATCAGCGAGAGATCTCTTCCAGAAATTGCGCTCGTTTTCCTTGGCGAGCTTGGTGCGTTCGGTTTTGCGGGCAACCGACGCTGGATCGCCCGCGTCTTCCGTTTCTCGTGCCGATTCGGGCTGTTCGAGCTCGTATTCATCGCTCATGCCGCCCCCGCGCTGTCGGGGATCAGGATGCCGCTCGGCGTCTTGTTCCAGCCGGCGGGGCGCGTATCGCGCAGCGGTGGGGCTTGCGGCTTCGGCAGGATCGCGCCGACACGGTTGGTGCGCTTGGTCCGATATTCCTCGGCTACTCGGTGCGCCGCGCGAAGGTTCTCGGCGAGCTTGACGAACAACGGGTGCATCTGGCCGGGCACGATCGGCCGACGCGAGCCGTCGGGCATCTTGACGCCGCGGAGCCAGTCACCGGCGCGGCGGTGCGCCTCCTCCATGTAAAGCCCGATCTGGAGCCAGCGCGCATCGACGCGCCAATGGCCAGCCTGGCGGCAGGCGCCCTCGATCAGTTTCAGCTCTTTCCGGAGTTGGATGTACCGAGGCCCCTTTTTCGGGGACCGGGCCAGATATTCACACGAATCGGCCGCCGACTTCAGATTGTCGGACAGGCAGTCGAAGATTTCGGCTTCGGTGAGATCACCCATGCACTGAGGATTGCGTCAGTTCCCGACACAACACAATCGGCCTTGCCCGAACACTGATAATCGGTGATTATTAAGTAGCGAAGTGAACCGGAGGGATTCCATGGCCGACGAAAAAGAGTGGCTAAATCGCAAAGATGCAGCGCGATTCCTTACCTCGATCGGCTGTCCGATCTCTCCAGGGACGCTCGCAAACTACGCTTCGAACAACAACGCCGGCAAAGGCCCGCCGTTTACCCGCTTCCGGTGGAATCGGGTCTCCTATCACAAGCCCGAGTTGCGCCTTTGGGCCGCTCGGCAGAGCATAAAGGTGGCGTGATGATTCTCACGACGTTCAAGGGCATAGATCCGTCGGCCTCGCGGCGCGGTTGCGAGGAATACGACATGGAGGACGGCACTACGTTCCTCTGGCCGCGATGCGAGATCAGCGGCTGCGCCAACGGCATCTGCGCAGGGATGAGCAAGAGCCTTTGCTACCCGCACGGGATTGAGTTCGGAGCGTTCACCGTGGCACAGTTTGAGGCCAACCGAAGGAAGAAGTTCGCCGAATGACCCTCCAGCCCTCCCGCCGCGGCTTCATCACCGGCCTCGTGTCGCTCGCGGTCACCGCCCCGGCCATCGTCAAATCTGCCAGCCTTATGCCCGTGAAGCTGATGCTGCCGAGCCGGCCGAGCCTGATCTACAGCAACCGCGTGATCCGCCGTTATGTGGACATTGAGGCTTTCCGAGATCGAAACATTTTGCTGCGGATTACCGAGGATGTGAATTATCTGGCAGTGCCGATCCGTGTGATCGACTTAGGTCCATCGCCATGGTGACTAGTCGCCGCTCGTTCATCACCGGCCTGATCGCCTTCGCCGCCGCGCCTGCGATCGTCCGCGCGTCTAGTCTGATGCCGGTCAAGGCTATGGTGCCGGATCTGGAATGGCTTGAAGAGGATTTCGTTTTCCGGACTTCCATTCCCGCTGGAGATTGGCGGATGATCAATGCGCCATATGGGCGGTCGCCGGCCATGGACTGCCTGCTTGGGGCCAAGGAGGTGTGCGCCCATCTTGAACGGTTCCTGCGCCGAGCGCCGCCGATCATCGAGTTCGACAAGATCGACACCTCAGACCCGCTGTGGGCGATGCCGAAGTGAGATACGCGCTGATCGCCATCGGCATCTGGCTCGTCCTGGCAATGACCGTTGGCCCGATCGTCGACTACGCCGAACACACCATTCGAACGGCGATTCACGTCGCTTACGAATGCAAGGACCGAGGACGGTCAGAGCCCGAATGCCGTCATGATGTTAGGACGGAACTTACCCGTTGATAGTCACATTGAGGATCGCACGCGCACCGCCTTGTGCCGTAACGGCGTTACCTTCAATCAAAGACTTGATCGCGTCGAGGATCGTTTTTGCTTGTGTGAACTGCGTGGATGAAAGTGCCTGCGATAGGGCTACGCTGCTGATTGGATGGGCAGTGTTCGGAGCGCCATCAGCGGCACCCGGAGATCCATCGGCATTCACAGCCGTCGTCGCCATAGCGGCCAAAACCGTAGCCGCTCCCGTATCCGTCCAAGCTGCATCGAGAGCAACAATCTGCTGATACAGCACCATCATCTGCTGCGAGATCGAAACGATGTTGTTAGCGATCCTGATCGCCTGTGAATTTAGCGTTCCTGACATTATAGTCTCCCATATATTCTGACAGTGCCGCTGGTGATATTCCCGCTATTGAACAGTACCTGAAAACCATCGATAGCGCCATTGCCGCCGTTCCAATATCCGCCGTAGGTAGCGACGAATGCGTTCGTCGCATTCGTCGAAACCATGACACCTGACCACATTTTCGGGGCCGTCGTCTGCGACGGCTTGTTGACCCGCACATATCCATTCAGGCCGGGAGCAGCATTCGAGACTGATGCTGCACTGGATATCGAAATGAACGTCGTCGTGTTGTTGACCGCCGTTACTGTTGCTGCCGCTAAATTTGTTGCGATGTACGAAGTCGCAGGGAAGGTACCACCGCTATGAACCTGCAACTCGAACGTGGTGGCGTTGGTCGCCGGGATGATATCTTCGAACTCGATATTGTACTCGTCGAATGCTGCGGTCAGACTCGTCGTGTCAGACAATGTAGCCGAATTGCTGGCTGTGAGCGTGTTGAGCAGCACATATCCGCCATCAGCGCCAGGCTGATGCGGGCACAGATAATTCGTGCCATCTGATACGATTTTGAGAGTCTGCCCCGGATAGATCTTGACCGAACTCCCACCGCAGATAGTTGACGTCGTCGGCGTGACCGTAACTATCGCTGCTGGCTGTGTTGTCGGCTGGATATTGCGAATTTCTGTGAACCAGCCGGCGAAGAATGCGCTCGCTGTGCTGGCTTGTGCGATCGTGTAGGCTTGAGCTGCCGTGTTGCTGGCGGTGACGAGCTTCCCTCGATCGCCGTCAGCGATGGCATAGCTCGTTCCTACTTGCGCATTGACGCACTCTGCCGCCGATAGCGTCGTCTGGCCTGCGGTCTGGGAGCAGTTCGCGGTCGTGGACGAAACTAATCCTGCGCCTGGCGTCGTGACCGTTCCAGAGCCTGCGGAAACCCATGAAGTGACGCCAGTGCCATCGGTTTGGAGAATGTTGGTATTCGACCCATTGGTGGCCGGCAGTTGAAAGATCGTGCTCGTACCGGCCGCAGCAGCCACACGCACCGCAGCACTGCCCGACGTCGATCCGTTGAGAGTGATCTGGCCGCCGGTGCCTCCGTTCGCTCCCAGCGTCGGCGTAGCGGTCGCCGCGATCGTATTAGCCGAAGCGGAGCCGAGCACGGTGCCTGCTGCCGTTGTCGCAGGATAAGTGGCCGTCGACCACGAAGGCGTCGTAGATGAGCCAGAAAGCGGAATCTGATTTGCCGTCGCGGTGCCAGCGAGGATCGCAAGTGCAGATGCGGTCGAATAGACCAGTCCGCCATTGCTTGCAGCGGCAGGGTATCCTACGGCCGCCCAAGATGGAGTTACCGAGGCGCCGGACAGAAGCGGCACGGACGCTGTCGCTGTCCCGGCAAGAATGTTCAACTTCGATGCGTCGGACCAAACGATGCCGCCAGCCGATGCCGTCAGGTTGGCGTTCGTGCCGCCATTCGCCAAGGGCACAAGACCGGAGAGGGTCGACAGAGTGAAACTGAGTGTGAACCCGGCTCCCGTGCCGCCGCCCGTAAGCGTCCCCACTGTCGTCAATGATGACGTGACAACGTTCGATGCCAGCGTCGTTCCTGTCACCGTACCGGCTGGAGCGATGACGACATTCGTCCCCGCCAGCGTAAGTTGGCCTTGCTGGTTGACCGTGAAATTCGGAATCGCTGTCGATGAACCGTAAGATGCCGGCGTTACCGCGGTGTTCGTGATGTTGAGATTGCCGGCGCCACTCGAAAGACCTGTCCCGATATTGAGCGGGAAGATCGTGCCAGGCGAAACGCTGTTGAGTTTCGTGCAAGTCAGGACGCCTAGATTTATGATCGTGCAATCACCCGAGATCGCAACTCCCGTAGCAACATTCAAGCTGTTGCCGACATAGACGAACTGATTCGTCAGCGGCAGGCCGGCGGCAATGCTGTTGCCAACAAATGCGGTCGATGCGCAGCGGTTCGAGCTATCGCCCGTCGGGGCGGTCGGGCAAATCGAATTTTGGGCATAGGTCGGCGCCCAGAGCAGCGCCAGAGCAAGGAGAGCGGCCTTAGCCGTAAAGAGACAGCGCAGTAAGCGCATTGGCATTCCCCGATTGAGCCGCGCCGTTCCATGCGCAATTGATCTTGACGTAGTCGTTCCCCAAGATGGTCTTGGTATCGCCCGGAAGCACGATGATCGAACCGGCCCCGATCGATGCCCCGAGGTTCGACGGGCAGACCCCGATCTGCACCGCCCCCGGATTATGGAATTGCACGCCCATCCGGTTCGGATCGGCCGCAAGGATCTGCTGCGATCCGGTCCCGAGCGTCAGCGTCTCCGCGGAAACAGGCGATGCGATCGAGTTCTGCATCAAGGTCCGGATCGTCTGCCGCACCTGGGGAGCGCCCGGCGTGTTCGGAGTGAACGAGAGCACGGTCAAGAGCCCGTCGGTGTTGTCGTCGGTCACCGCCTGCCAAGCCACATTGATGTTGAAGTGCGAGCCCTGATCCTGCAGCAACTTGTACTCGGATTGCGGGTAGATCACGATGCCGCCGGTGCCGCCGACCAGCGCCTGACCCACGGGAAGTATCCGCTTCGGCTTGCTGCCCGGGTTGTGGAAAATCACGCCTTTGCACGCCGGATCGGCCGCCAGCACGGTCTGGGCTACCGTCGTCAATCCGGTGACAGCGATCGAATACGGCCCGAGGATCGGGTAATCACTCCATGAAATGCCAGAGGTGACGCCCATCACGCATTCCCTTGTGTCGGCATGCCGGTCAGCGCTCCCAGCGCGGTACCCGGCGCAAGCTTGGTATCGGCGAGGGTCTTAGCCGCGCTCACCGCCGCCATCGCCTGCTGTGGCGCCTGGGCTTGCTGTGAGCCCTGCTCGCGCGCCTGATCATGCTTGATGACTTCCTGCTCGGTGAAGAAGCATTCGGCCGGGAAGTTGGCAAGCTCGCCGTATTTGCGCGCCGCCTTGTCGAGATCGATGACCCGGATCGGATCGGGCACACCGGCGGCCTTCGCCGCGCTGGAGAGTTCGCCCATCGTCCCGAACACATCCTTCATCGCCACCGTCTCGGCCGAACGCTGCGCCAACTTCATGATCGACATATAGTTGATTTTGAGGGGCACATTCTGCAATGACCGCGGCTTGGGCTTGAGCATCCGGCGGTTTTCGAGGATCTCGAGCACGCGCTGGATCGCGGGGCCAGCAAACTCCGTCTCGAACAGCTCAATGAACGGTCCCAACGACTGAAGCCGCTCAAGGTCGCGCTTGGTCAGTTCGAGCTCGTTCCGAGGCTGGACACCCTCCATCCGCGAAATCGCCATGAACAGGTCGACGAACAGGCACTTCTCAATCCGCTGGGAGACTTCCTTGATGTCGGCGGCGAGCCCGGTCAACCAAGCCGGCGCGACCTCGAACAGCGGCCAGAAGCCCTTTTTCCCGCCGTCGGTCGACATATAGGTCGTATGCCCTGGTAGGATGGAATTTGGCTCATTCTTCAGTTCCGGGTTGGCACCCATCGGCGGCCGCACGCCCTTCTCAATGAACTCGGCCTTCCGCACCGTCTCGAGCTGGAGCTGCTTGTCGTCGCCCAGGGCATCCATGCACGGCGACCGGCCGTAGGGCTCGTTCGACACCATCGCCCAACGCGCGCACATAAACGGCTTCATCCGGAAGCCGCGGCGCGACAACGGCTCAGGCGTCTTGATTCCCTTCAGCCAATAAACCTCGCGATAGGGGAAAATGCCGGGAACGACCGTGACCGTCGCTTTGCGCTGGCCCTTCTTCGCGATATCGAAATTCGGCTCAATCGCGTGGCAGACGACATACTCGGTATCGAGATTATTCGCCTGCCAATGGTCTTGAATCTGCTTCGGACATTTCTCCAAGGTGGCAAATTCAACGATCTGCTGCACCGTGAACGTAAACTCTCGATAAAGGGTATCGATCGACAGCCGCGCGCCGGCCGCCAGGAACGCCTCGCCAGCACACGGCAAGTAGCAGCGGATGACGTCCTCGAAATCCTCGTAGATGATGACCGGCGCCGTTCCGAACACGACCACGTCTTGAAACGCCTGAGCCATGATCGTGTAGAAATTCGACTGTCCGAGCACCGTGTAAACGCGCGCCTCGGTGTCCTCCAGCCATTCCTTGCCGTCGGCGTCGAGTTCAACCCACGGCAGCGCCTTGTCGAGCTTGAACCACGGCCGCGATGGGCTCGTGAGACCCGTCCACATTCCCGATGCGCAGGTCTGGACCGCGAGCGTGCCGGTCGAATCGATGATCCTGTCGTTGATGGGGTTGCCGCGGGCCATTCGATTGGCAACCACGAGCCAGTGATAACGGCGGGGAAGGAAGAACTCGGCCAGGCGGGACCAATGGGCCCACCACGAATAGCGCCACGTCCGCAGCACGCCGAGCCGGGCCTCGAGGTATAGGTAGATTGTGATCCACCACTCGGCGTCGGGCTGGAGCTTCTCGGGCGACGTCGCCGGCTGCTGTGAAAGCAGAGAGGCGCTCATGTCCATGTATGGAGCGGTGGCGGCTTGGGCGACGGAGAGGGCTTCCGCCATCGACTAGCTCCCGAACAGGCTTTTCCCGCCCGACGTTGTCGATGGTTCCGGGGCGCCCTGGGGCGAACTCTTGACGGTCCCGCCCGAGGCTGCTGCGGCCGCGCGCGCCGCGGCGCCGGCGGCCTGTACCGATCCGCTGGCCATCAGGGGCGGGCTCGGAGGCGGCGGGGGTGGCGGTGGGGGAGCGGCGGCCGCGCCGGCTGGCGCAGAGACATTTACAGACGGCGTCAGGAAGGACATGAGCGGCTCACGGGTTGGCGTGAACGGAGACGATCTGGCCAGCCACGACGCCGAAATATTCGATGGTCTTGGCCGGGAGGTAGGCGTTTGTCGCTGCGGCGGTCTGGGGGCTGGCGCCGAACAGGAGGGAGCAATCCGAATCACTCACCACGCGAATGTATTTGGTCGTGGCGGCAAAGGCTGCGGAGGAGGCCGCGCCTCCGCTGTAATCGACCACGGCTTGGTCGGTGCATGGCTGGGACGCGAAAACGGCTACCGTCGTGCCGATCTGGGGGAGATTCTTGCACTCCGAGATGTAGAGTTTTGATGCGGCCTCGGCCGGCACCGCAAGGAAGAATGCCGCTATGATCGCGGCCGCACCCCAGATTTTGCGCATTTACCGCCCTCGTGTCCATATTTGCGCTGTACGTTGTAGGGCCTCGGTGCGGAAATGTCTAGGGATTGGGGTTCCCTATCAAAACAGAACGCCGCCACCCTTGCGGATAGCGGCGAACCGGGCCCCGGCCTCCTCGCCGGCTATGCAACCTCTCGCGAGGGAGGGATTCGAACCCTATTGCTCACTTGATCTCGGCCAGCGAGCGGGAACTGCCCCCGCCACTCTCTGAATTTGTGGAGCCTAAATCTGCATCGCGACACATGGCAGTCTCGCTCGGTCGGAACCGATACCATTCAGTCGTCATGCAGTGGTGGGGAAAGGCCCCCTGTGAATCCACAGCCACCGTTTATCTGCCTACCCACGGGCGCAAGACGCCTCCCGCCTCTCAACAGCATGCGCGAACTATAATCAAAAAAAATGCCGGGGCAAGCCCGGCAGTTTGTCCCGAAAAGAGCAGGCGACGTATGCGGCAGCAGACAGCTTTATCCCATGGGGTAGGCCGCATCAACGAATCGACGCTATTCGATCAGCGTATAGCCGTCAAGGAACGCCTTGCGCGGCGAGAATGACTCGTAGCCGTCATCGTAGACGACATAGAAGCCGCCGACTTGCGGATTATGTTTGCGGCAGTAGTCTTCATCGACTCTGAATGGCGCATAGCCATGCTCGACTGGTGTGATAATGCACGATCCCGCAGCCCCGCGCGGCGCTGAACCATCCGGCTCGATAGCCTTGATCTCCAGTGCCCAGACCTTCTTGTGGCAGGCGTAACGCGGCATTTCCATCTGCGGCGCCGGCGCACCGGCATCATCAATAGCGTCGTGCATAATTCAACCTTTCCTCATTGTTATCGATACGGATTGTAGGATTCGTCGACGGCCGCCGCAATGCTGTTCGGCTCCGCAAACGGGTTGTAGTCGGCCTGCCTTTGCATTGTGCGCCGCGGCTTGTTCTTCGGCATCACGGGCTCTGCGAAGGTCTGGACGAATGAATCAGCCTCGTCGAGCCCGCCGCTGGCCGCCGCGCCCTGGATCCGCGCCTTGATCATCTCTTTTGGCTCAAGCAGCAGCCGGTTGCCTTTGATCGTGTACGTGGTCTGCGTCAATGCAGCCAGCAGCCCTGGGCTTTCCGCGAGCGCGCCGCCGCGCTTGATCCAGTCGACCGCGTCGAAATACATCTCCGTGCGCTTATTGTAGTACCGATCTTTCTCGTGGGCCTCGCCAGCGTACTGAACGCCGAACGGCGACTTGCCGAGCTGGATAAGCTGGTCGATCCAGCCCGCGCCGAACCCACCGGTGGCGTCAACGAAGCACGCATCTGCGCCCCAATCGTCCCAAATGCGCGCCACGCGGCCCGCGCCCTGCACGCTGTTCACGTTCCGCAGCAAATCGGGCTTGAACGCCTGCAGCCCTTGCCGGCGGAAGATCGAGCTCGCGTCGTCGCCGTACCGCGCCACGTCGATGCCGAGCACCCGCGGCGCGCCGCTGATGTCATATTCGGTATAGACCCGCTTGAATGCGGCCTCGACCTCGTCGGGCCCGATCAGCGAGTTGATGTTGCTCGGCGGAAACTGCCCGAAGATCCTGACCAGCACCCACGGATTGTCCCGGCCGTACTGCTTGATCTGCTCCTCGGCGACCTCGACCGACACGCGCGGTGTCCGGTTCGGGTCGGCCGGATCCGCCGTGATCGTGATCACCTTCCAGATGTCGCGGGCGATCGTGCATGCGCGGTAGAGCGGGCCGCCGAGCTTGGTCGGGTTACCAGCTTGGACGATATGCGCCTCCTCGGGTGCACCGGAGAATATGCCCTCGCAGACCGGCATGATCGATTCGGGGTAATCTCCGGTCTCATCGAGCAGCCACATGACATGCTTGGCGTGCAGCCCGGCCAGCGCGTTACCGATCTGGGTGTTGTCCGCGTCCTTCGGCCAAGTGCGGCCCTCGAGCGACCACGTCTCTGGGAACTGCCGGCAGTAGATCAGGGATTTTGTGAACTCGAACTGAGATCGAAGCAGGTCGCTCGTATGATACCAGCGCGCGAGCTCGGCCCAGAGATTGGACTTGAGGTTTGCCCCGCTGATAGATGTCGCGCCGATCTTCGGGTGAGGCCGCGTCAGCAGGAAGTTCCACCCCAGCCACGCGAGGACGGCTGTCTTGCCCGGGCCCGCGCACGCCTTCATCGCAATGCGGCGGCTCGTCGGGAACGATTCGAGCGCGTCCTCTTGCCACCGGTCGGGCTCGGTCTTGAACAACTCGCGGACCATGGTGGCGGGGGATGCCCGCCACCGTCGAATATTGTTGGCCGCTATGGTGTTGGGGTCGGTCACTCAGATCAACGGGCCACTGGCGCTGGCCATTTCGTAGCTCGCCGCGAAGATGTCAGGTTTGCAGGGAAATATCATCCCGTTTCGATCATGAACAATCCAGTCCCCAGGCGTAGCGAGGGCTACGACGCCTGACATCGGCCCATTGAATCCAATGAACAGGACGTCTCCGTATCGTCGGATCTGTCCAGGTTCAACGGCCTCTCGCGTCGCCGACTCCGTCTCAAGCGGTGGCATGCATTTCGGTAGCCATGGCGGGAACTCTAAATAGACATTTGGATCTCTCGGCTGCGAAAGGTCCACGGGCAGGTTTGTCACGCCAATCGTGTGCCCATTCCAAACGACAGCCTCAACCACATCTTTAATAGTCGGCTTCTTTCGGAACTTCGGCATCTCATTCTCCTTGTGATGCGCCGAGCCGCGGCGCGCGGGTTAGATGTGCTCCCCGAGATTTTTCTTCAGCTCGCGCAATTCAGCGTTCGCTTTGTCAAGATCGCGCGGCAGTGAATACGCCCACGACACGCTAACACGGCATATTGGTGTGGGGATCGGGAATAGGCCATCGCGCCAGATCCAGAGGAAATACCTTCTGCTGTTGAACGGCCGGAATTTCTTTCCGCAAATGGAGCGCTCCTCGCCCGGCTTCGGGTGCCGCCACTGGATGCTCTGTAACTGAGCACCGAACCCTCCGATCCATGTGTAAAGGCGACCGCTAAGCCAATAGAATCGCCCATCGAAGTACGGCGTTCCAAGCCCGTGGCCATTGCCGAAGATACGATGATCAAGCCAGAAGATCATGCGCTGCCCCTATCGCCCTGTAATGAACGTGACGTGCCGCGGTGCCGGCCGCACCCATACGTCATTCGCAACCAGCAGCGCCACAACCATGAGGCCGACCGCGAATAGCCATAGGTCTGATCTCATGCGCTGGTCCTATTCCACTTCAAATGATTTCGGCCGTATACAATCCAGAGCGCCGCATTCATAGGGAGCAGGCCCCACGCCCCAGCGGCATAGATCCAAACTAACCATAGAGCCTGATTACCGAGGCCGATAAGCCATGCACGCGGGTGCTTGTTGCCAGCCATGAGCGTCATCCAAATAGTGATCGCCGAGAGAAGCCACGGCAGATAATCCTTGATCATGCGCTGGTCCCTATCACCTTGCCGTCCCGCAACAGCATGCTCGGATGCCGCTGCGCCGCGCAGTAGGCCTCGATCGCTGCCTTACCGTCGGCCGCAATGGTTGGCACCAAGCGCACATGCTCGCAGCAGGCAACGCAAACAAACTTCGCGCCAGGCACGCTCGGGATATAACTGTCAAAATCGCCCACAGCGCTGAACTTGACGCTCATGCTGCGTCTCCGTCCTCGATCGGAACGACCTTGTAGCCGCGCGCGGCCAACTCGAGCAGAAGCCAGTCCTCCCAGCAGGCAGGGCTCACATAGCCATGCGCCTTGATGTCGGCCAGCGCCTCACGCGCGCCGTTGCCCTCGCGCTCGGTCTTGCTCGGAAACGGGATCACGTCGCTCACGGCTCCTCTCCGTGCCTGATCTGGTAGAGAGTTAGGACAAACATCGCACAGAAATAGATCGCTAAGCAGAGGAGGTTCGTGCCGACGACGAACAGGACCACATAGGGGAAGAACCAAACCGCCGCTATGATCACGGCCCACAGCGCGGCGCCGAGCATCATGGCAAGCGGAAGGTTGGAGAACTCGGCCCTGGGCGCGTGCCTCATTTCGATGTCCCCCAATCGTCGGGCCAGAAGAACGTCCACGGCTCCAGCATGACCCAAATCGCGAGCGGAAGCGATGGAGCGGCCGGCACCGATCTATCGAGAATCACCCGCCGCTTAGTTGTCGCGGCGCGGAGCCTCGGTCGATAGTCCTCCATCTCGATCACTTCGCCCATCGTCTTGCTCTCCCTGGATCAGTCTTACGACGTTGTCCGTCATTTCTTCCATCATTGCGCGGATCTTGGCTTCGTCCAGATCGTGCGGGCCGCAGAGGACACACATCATGGCCTGCACCGAGCACAGCGCGCTCATGGCTTCGCTGGGCTTGGGCAGGGCGCGCAGCGTCGCGTAGATCATCTGCGCCGCCTGGTTGCCTCTGGCGATTCGGTCAGCGCGCTTGCCGCGATTCGTGGTCATGCGCCGTATTTCTCCGCCAGCCTCTTGCACATCATGCGCCATTCGTCCTTGGAAATGCGAGTATGAATGATCGTTCGATCGGAGCCGGGCCGCGCGGGGTCGACGCCGTAGATCGCTGCGCCCAGGCTTGGCTGCATCTTCTTCGGCTTCGGCTTGTCGTCGCCCAGCATCCGCGACCGGATGTTCGCGTAGTCGAATACGATCATGGTCATTTCTGGCTCCGCTTCTCGGCCTGGCGCCCCTTGCGCCACTTCTTCTGCGCTGCAGCCCTGGCCATCCGGCGCGCGGCGCACACGGGGCAATCTGGCGCTGATTTGAGCTTGGTTGCGCGGGAGGGATTCGAACCCTCGACCTCCAGTTTATGAGACTGGCGAGCTAACCGCTGCTCCACCGGCGCAGAAAGGGTTGGCCCGGGCATTTCACCGCCGGGCCTTTCGGTGGCGGGGGCCGATCTCCGCTTGCGGCCTCGTTCCAATTTCTCATGTGTCGGGTTCAATACAGGCGGGCTTACTTCCTCATGCTTGCCTCCCTTGTTGACCGGATCTCGACCGCGCGCAGCGTCCTCAAACTGGTTCGGCTTGCGCTGGAACCTCGCCTCTCGCATCGCGCGTAGTTGGTCGGACTTGCTCATCGGCGTAGATACTACACATCAGCAGCGTAGTGTCTACAACTATTTCGGTAGATCCCACACGCCGTCCGGCCGCTGGCGCAGGTCGATCGGAGGCGGGATCATCTCTACCCTCGCGAATGGGGTCATATCCACCCCGAGCTCTTTCACGCGGTCATAGAGCCACGGGCCGATAAAGAGCCGCTGTGGCTGCATTTTCTCTTTGATATCAATCATCTTCCACCACCTTGCCCTCGACCAGCTTCGGCTCTTCGTAGCTCTGGTTCACAAGGTCCGCCAGGCTCACCGTGATCTTCAAGTCTATGTTCTCCTTGAACATTCCTTTGTGCCGCGCCAGCGCGTCGAGCGCGGCGGTCTTGTTGTGCATCTTGATCACGATGCCGTCTTTCGTCTGCCGAACCTCAGAGATTGCCGCCGTTACATCGGGCCCGAGCTGCGCGCTGGGCCGGAGTTTCAGGCGCCGGCCGTCGAACTCCATGACGTCCGTGATGTCGCTATAGCCGATCCTTGCATACTCTTTGGCGAGCCGTTCGACGGCGATGGAGGCTCTTTCCTCCATTCTTTCAACGAGTTCCGAGAGGCGTTTCTTGACCGCTTCTTTTTGCGTCAACCGATAGGCGTTGCCTTCGTTCGGAGTATAGCCGGCAATCTCGAACGCCTCGCTCTGAGATTTTCCCTTGGCGAGTTCTAGGCAGAAGCGTTCGTGGCGGATATTCTTGAGTGGGGCCATATGCTTAGCGTGCATCTCTGGTAGGGGCTGATGGATAGGACCGGCCGTTGTTGGCACGACATGCGGCGTCGGCGGTTTCCCGTGTCTTCTTGGCCGGGGCGCACTTGGGGCACTCCCAGGGATACTCGCCCGAGGCGCGGAATGGTTGGCCGGTTTTGATCGTACCGCACTTGCAGCGGAAAATCGCCATTATGGCCACCATTCGGTGGGATTTTCCACTTCGTGGAAGTCCGGCATGTTTACGGCCCAGCACCAAACGTAGCCGGCAAAGAAACCGACGGCACCGACGACCACGAATAGAGCGTATATCATAGCGATTCCCCTTTGATGTGCGAGGTGCATGCCCTGATACCAAGCTTGCGCTGGTAGCAGTAGATGAACCGCGTACTGAGCCCGAGCTCGGCCGCGAGGATGGCCGGATCAATGCCGACATTGGCGCGCAAGAATGCGTCACGGTCTGGCGTGCGGTAGGCTGGCAATCGGCGCGGATAGAGTACGGTCTCAGTCATCTGTCAGGGTCCAAACGGCAAATAGACCACGTAGCCGACGATCCGGAGCAGCACGTAAGCGATCAGTGCGGTGCTCAGATCCAGCGTCGTGTCTTCGGTCTCCATCAGCGGTACTCGTTGGCGGGCAGGCGGTTGACCATGTCGGTGCCTGCCGTTCCCTCCTGCTTGTGCCGGCGCACCTTGACGTGGCCAGCCTCAGCGACCGCCGATCGGCTTGCTTCGCGAATAACGCTGTCGACATTGTCCGAGATGATCTGCAGTCGCGTCGTCAGGCTCACCGCATAGGCCTGGAGCTTGTCCGCTTTCTCCATGGCCCGCTCGAGCTGCGCCTGGAGCCGCTCATTGTCTTTGGTCAGATCCCGCACCATCTCGTCGCGCTGGCGCAGGTCGGTCTTGGTGGCCTCTAGCTCGTCCTCAAGGAACTGAAGATCGTCGAGCTTGGATTTCAACTGGCTGGTTACGCTATGATTCACGAAACATCTCCTCGTTTGTACGGTCGGGAATTTTGGAACGCCGATCGATTCCGAATGACCAGCGCCTTGATGCCGTTCTCTCTCATGCCGGTGGCTTTGAGAGAGGCGGTGAACACTACCTCCGAGATCTCACCCAGGCGGTAGCGCTGGATCAATCCCTCGACCTTCTCTCGCTTTTGCTCGGGATCGTTCCATCCAACGGACATTGCTCGCAATCTTCCTGTTCCGGTATTTGTCGCTCGCATGATAGCGAACGGTCGATTCGTCGCAATGGAGCATGTCGGCGATCAGCGGGGCGCCGGCGATCTTGGAGGCCATCCGAATAAACTCGGTGCGGGCTGCGCTGAGTCGCGGCGTATTTGTTGCCTTCAGCCTCATGTCGGCGATATCAACCGCGTACATCTTTGCGACGCTCACAAGGATGTCGGCTACCTTCGCCCGCCTGACCTCCATGCTCCGCGCGCGTCTTCCCGCGTTCGTGGTGGGGCGCTGGCTCATCTCGTTACCTCCACGTTATGCCCGTGGACGTCGGCGATGGCCTGGCGGTAGCCGCACAGCACGCTTTCAAGTTTGGCGATTTTGGCTGTGGCTTGTTCGAGTTCTTCAGATAGTTCGTCAATTCGCGCCTGCCTGTGGTCAAGTTGATTGTCCGCTCCTCTGGCTTCGTCCCGCCATTCGTTCACAGCGCGGTCGAGATCGATATTCCGCTTCGACAACTCGTCGATCCGAGCGGAGAGATTCTCGTTCTCCCGCTCAAGATTCGCGATTGTGACAGCGGGCTTTTCATTCTTCGGCGTGGGTGGACGCTGCATCATGGCTCCTTCGGTTCCAGCATTTTTTCGATTTCGGCCTTGAGTACGCCCTCTGGAACGCCAGGAAGGTACTCGGTCACAGCCACGAAGTTTGCCCGACGCAGCAACCGGATCCACTCATCCGAGGACAGATTCGCCGTCGTCTTGGCTCGTATCTCCGTCTTTCCGCGGAGCTTGTCGTGGTGATAGGTCGCGTGCCGGCACTGCAGGAGCAATTGCTCCTTGGCGAAGTCCTTTGATCCGCCGAAGAAATCCACCGCCTCGGCGAGCTTACCGCACAGGGCATGAAAGAACTTACGGTACTTCTCGTTGACCGGCACAGTCAGTTTGGCGTCGACTTCCGAGCCTATTGCTATGCTGCTCCATTCCTCATCGAACACTGCACTCTCAAGGAAAAGGCCTATCTCCCCTTCCCTGGCGCGGCGCTTGCGGAGGAAAATCTCGGTCACTCAGATGAACCCCTTATCCTGTGCCAACCATTCCGGCATCGTGAATGTGCCGTCTGGATTCCGCTCGCACTGCGACTTAGGAATCCATTCCGTTGTCTTGCCGTCGTAGATGCGCCAAGCTTTGTCAGTCTCTCCACGCACCTCGGCAGCGATGTCGATCAGTTCACGCTTGCCCATTCCGTTCCTCACATGCCCTGCAATACATCCGGTGGGTCTGGCACACCGGCCGGCGATAGAACCAGCCGCATCCTATGCAAACGTCGGCTATGCTGCCGAACACCGGCTTGATAGGATCACTCATCAGCTTTCAGCGCATTCTGCCGGCGATCATACGCCGCAATCACGTCGTCTTGGTCAGGAGGCATCAGGCTTTTGATCTGCGGCTCGATCTCCTGATTCCAGAACGTTTCAAGCTCGCCGCCGTCCATGTGCTCGTTGATCCGCTTGAACGCGAGCGTGATCCACTTCTCGTACCCGGTTTTGAGATCTGGCCACTTCAACTTCGGCTTGGCCGGCTCGGCCTTCGGAGGATCAATCGGCCCGCTGCTGATCGGATCCGACTTCTCGGCGGCCATGTCGACCACATCGCCAGGGCGATACTTGTCGGTGCCGTGGTCGCTTTCTGTGGGTTCGGTCGCTGCCTGCTCGATCTCAGACGGGCTCGGAACGCGCAAGCGTGGCTGCACCGGCAGCGTATCCATGTTCGGATGCTCGGCCTCATCCTCGATCCGGAATGCAGCGGCCATCTCTGGCGATTGCTCTTGACGCTTCATGAGCCGGCGCAGCACGGTCTTCTTGCACATTTCGACTTCGTCAGTCGACCACGGTGTCGACTTGATCTTTTCCTGAACGAATGCCTTCCATGCATCGGAGCGGTCGCGGATTGCAAGGCATTGCTCGCGCGACATCGGCTCGAAATCAAAGTTGCCGTCCTTGTATGCAACTACAGCGACATAGCCGACCAAATCGCCTCGATCGACGAACAATTTCGGCCGATGGTGGAACACCTTCGGGAAACCGAGATCGCACTCAACATCGTCCAATGCGTGAACCTCATGAGCGTAGAGGCCTGACACAGTGCCTGCCTGCCGTGCCAGTTTGCACATGCCCTTGTAGCCAACGCGCAGCTGCGGCTCCGTGCTGCGTGTCTTATAGTTGTAGGCTGTGACGATGTAGGCTTCACCCAAGATCGGGTCGAGCAACAGGCCGAGGCCTGCAGCCTTCGACACCTCGCGGAAGATCAGGCGAGGGTCGAAATTCATCAGCGCCGGATTTGCCATCAGTGCATTGACGAGGTTGCGCTCAAACACTGCCGGCTTGATATGCTGCGGTAGGGAGCGCCACAGATCGTGCGCGCGCTCTGGCGGCAGAACCTGGGTGCGATACTCATCAAGCTTTGATGGCTGGTGCGGAACGATTGCGTTCATTTTCTTTTCCTCGGGACGTGTCATTCTCAGTGCGCCGACTGGCGATGTCAACCGTATAATTTACCGGACGACGCTTCTCTCTTCGAACTTCGCGCCTGGCACATCAAGACCGGCGCGGATCGCCTTCTCGGCCAACTTGGTCAGGAGTTCGATAACGTCGGCATTCGTCTTGAATGATTCGAACACCTTCGCCGCGTCGATCTCGGTGACGAACTTCTCCAACTTGACCGAGGCCGCGCGGCCCGCACCGCCCCTGATCTGCGCCGACGGCGCGGGCGTGTTCGGCTTGACCTCGGCGGGCGGCGGCGGGGCGGGCTTGTTCGCCTCCTCGGCCTTCCGGACGGCCTCGGCATGCTCGCGCGCAGCCTTGTCCGCGGCCTCCTGGGCGAGCTTGGCAGCGGCGCGCTTGGCATCTTCCCACTTGCCCATGGCTGCAGCGAGTTCCTTCACGCCGGCATCGGCCTCGTCCCGGATCGGGAACCAGATTTCCCGCAATGCCTTCTGCTGGTCGAGCAACGGCCGGTTCGCCGCGTCGTATGCCTTCCCCGCCGCGCCTCGGCTGTCGAGCAGCTTGTTCTGCAGGCTCCGCGCCTTGCTCGACATCTCGTCGCTGTCGATCGCCTTGTACTTGGCGATCAGGGCGATATCGGCCTTGACGGCGGCGGCGATCTTCTCGGCCGGGGATTGCTCGGCAGCGGGCTGCGGCTCATTCGGCAGCGCCGGTGCCGCGTCGTGGCTGTCGGGCCATCCCTCGCCGCGCTCGGCGACCGTTCTATACCACGCTTCGCTGATTGGGTTTGCGGCAACGTAGCTCCAAAGTTCGTTGATCTGGTCGCGGTCGGTCAGATGTTTGTCGGAACCAAACTGGCCAACACAAGCCACTATGGCCTTGTCGGGGCCAAGGAAGATCGCGACTGGCGTCCAGCCGACGCGCTTGCTGCGAACGTTGGGTTCCTTGACGTACACGCCCTTGCGGTAGAAACCCAATTCCGGACAGTCGACGAACATCTTCGGCTTCTTGCCGGCGAGCGCCTCCCGCCAATACGTGTAGTTAGGAATCAAGGCGCTGTTGTCGGGGCTCACTTTGGTCTCGGCCATTGCCATTCGCTCCTGAGATGATTCTTGCTTCGATGATCCCGCCGCACGGGGGACCGAACTTGTTGCCGCCCGGCCATTGCCACAGCGGGCCATCATGCGGGATGCCGTTCACGCGGGGATCGCCGAACCCGCAGCCGCAGCGCGAGCAGATCAGAACGGTCCTCACTGCTTCGTCCTCTTGGCAACCCAATAGCGCGCCGTGAACTTGGTATCCTCGTCCATGTCGCTTTTGTCCCTGATCCATTCCAGATAGTCGATTGGGGCGGCTTCGAACGTGGTTCCCCTGTGCTTTCCGAAGTTCATGATCTTGAGCAGCGCGGGGAATTTCGAGATGTGCACCATTTCGTCGACCGACTTTTCATCAAGCAAGCGCACGAACAGATGGGCGGTGACGTAGGCATCCGGCAAAGCCCGGTGCGGCGGATAAGCCTGATCAGGATCAAGCTGAAGATCAAGCCAGTAACGCAGCACCTGATTTGAATGCGAAGGCGCATCAGGCCACACCACGCGGGCTACCTTGTACGTGTCGATCCACGGGCGCCCGCCGCCATCGCAGAAATGCTGCTCGAACTTCGCTCTATGGGCGACCAGAATATCGGATGGTCCGCAGCCATCATAAAAAATGTCCCACAACTCGCTTACTGGCAGCGCATCGGCTACGTCGGCCTCAGTGATGTGGTGAACAGCTTTTGTCACGGCCGGGATCGGCCCTTGCGGGCTAGCGAGGGACGTCCACGGCCTTTCGATTGATCGCGTAGCGAGCACCACGTCGACCGAACCTAGTTCGATGACTTCCGCGGCGCTATCTTCCGGGGTGCCTGTGGTCTCAAAGTCGATGACCCGGGCGATGATAGGCTGATCGCTCACTGCTTCACGCCCTTGTAGCTGTCGCGGATGTTCTTCAGGAAGTGGCTGCCGTGGCTCTTGGCGGCCATCAGCTCGTCATGGGCGCTCTGCGGCGCGTCGGCGTAGTGATACGTCCCGCTCGGCTTGCCGTCCTTACCCTTGAACTGGATCATCAGGCCGTGCTCAGCGGTCCAGCCGACCGCGTAAATGTTGCTGCTCTTGACTTCCTTCATCGCTTGATCCTCTTCGGGAATGGTCTGCTTGGAATCGATTGCTTGCGCTGCGGCTTGTTCTTGCCTTCCAGCTTACGGAACTTCGCCGCAAGCCATGCGTCGCTGCCCTTCGTCGTCGCTGTCTTCTCCGCTCCGGGGAGTCGCCCGACCGTGCGCCGCAGATGGCAGGCCTTGTGCAAGGCGTCGATGTGCTCCGGATCGTTCTGCGGCGGATGATAGTCGGTGCCTTCCACGTTCACGGCGCGCATAATGATCGCGGGCCGGTGATCGTATTCGATCTTGTCTCCGCCTTGGAATTTCCTCCCGCATCCGGCGCAGCACTCAATCTGGCGAAAGAGCACCTTGTCCTTGACCGAACGCGGAATGGCCTTGCGGGCGGGGCGCTTCATCAGTCGAGGCTTCCCGCTGCGGTGCGCGGCTCGACAGGATATCCGTCCAAGTGCGCGTTGGCGAGCGCCAGCGTCTCATCCGGCGCGGCCTCGAGCTCCGGCAGCCGTTCGATAGATCCGAACGTTCGCGTACAGTAATTGCCACCGCCGTAATCAATCCATGCATGTTCGTTGTTGATCGCGATAATTTCTCCAGTGAGCATGGGTTGGCCCCATCCGACGCGGTCGCCGACTTCGAATGCGGACTGCACTAGCTTCACGGCGCTCTGCGCGGCCCACAATTCCGTGTGCGCTCCTTCGATCGTGACGAACACCCGCTCGCCCTTGTCCGGCGTGTACTTGACGGTCCCGGTTACCGAAACCTTGTCGCCCTTGCGCAATTCAGTCATGTCGCCTCTCCGTTTTTAATCATCACGCCAAAAAGCCGATTGGGTGCCGCTGCCTTTTGCCGAATATGCTTGATCGCATAGCCGAATGTTTTCGACCTAGTTTGATTGCACTCATAACAGGCCAGAACCACATTGCTCCAGCTATCCGCTCCACCTTCGGCACGGTTGACTATATGATCCACCGTCGCCGTATTATGTTCCAGATGGGTAATGCCACTTTCCGCCCTGAACACTGGCTTCTTGCACCAATGGCATAAAGACCTTTTCTGGAGCAGACGATCCAATAGATTTTGCTGTTTGCGAGAGCTTGCCTTCTTGCGCGGTACAAAATCCTCGATTGGCGGAAAGTAGTAATCCATCAGATAATTCCCACTGCGAGCCCGAGGCACAGCCCTACTGCCGCCACGAAGAACGACACCGCGAGGATCTCGCCGGATAGCTCCAACACAATCCGAAGCATGTCAGCCCTCCTTGACCAGTTGCTTGACCAACTCGCGCGCCCAATACACCGCGGAGTTGTTCAGTTGCCGCTGCCACGCACCCTCGCTCGGCGCCCACCGGAAACCGCTCGACTTCAACTTGGCGCGGACTTCGGCCGATGGCTTGCCCGGAAAGATCAATTGAACGCG